CTACGGTTTAGGAAGTCCCCAAAACTCTTGCTAATTAACTGCTTCATTGGATGTACAAAGAGAAAGGTAAACTCTCCGTACTCTAGCATAGAGCCAGCATAGTTATTTATATTAGCTTTGGCTGCTCTGCCTTCAGGGAGAATTCTTTTAAGTATATCAAGACGAGTAGTTACCACATGCTTAACTCCGGCTTTCTTTAAGATTCCACAGAATCCTGCCATAGTGACTATCTCACCTGCAAATACCTTAGACTTAATACCCCCTAAAGCTGGGGTAAATCTAGGTAGATACGGCTTGTCTTCGTGGTTAATAGCGACCACAATACCTTTGGGTAACTCCCTGCTGGTCATAGGGAATCTCGCAGACGTGCCTGAGCTACTCTAGAGGCTGTCGCTGCGCGCTTCTGCCTCTTAGCTGTATTCTCTCTGTCTTTATACGCAATACTTAATACGTCATTATCATGAGCAGAGACACCGGCAGGTATATGCTGCATCTTGCCGCCTTTAGCTAGAAACCGCTCGGTGTCTTTCTTGTGCTGCTCAACTCTCTCAGCCTTAGTTAGCTCTGCAGGATAAGCTTTCGCATACCTTGCATACTTATCATATCTGTTTGTGTTTGCTTTTAGGTCTTCCTTACTTATATCTGACATAGCTTACTCACTTAATTTTGGTTAGATAAAAAGGGTAAAAGCCACATCCTTGTGGCAGAGTGTTACTTAGAGACTTACTTATCTCATTGCGATCTCACCAGCGAAACCATTATACTTCTTAGTATCATCTTTCTTATCAACACGAATCTTCAAAGTACCTACGATCTCAGCGCCTTCTGACTCTTCCATAGTCTGTCGAGCAGTCTCGCCGCCACAGTGCTCAGCCAGCACAGAGATAATCTCTTTAAACTGGCCCTGCCCCATAGTATTAGGAGTTCCGTCATCTTTCAGAAGCAAGAACGCAATGTCACTTGTCTTACCTACTTCCGGTGGCTCTTGGCTAGAATCCGCCATCTCAAGAGTCTCTAATACTTTAAGACCCATAATAACAGCAGGCTTGCCATTAATATCTTTGGTATCCCAAGTAATAGCCAGTGCGTGAGTGCCAGCGGGGATTGGCTCAAATGCTTGCAGATCAGCTAGCTCATCAATACTATCATCTAACAGGTCAAAGTTTACATCAGACATAATTACTTACTCTCTTTGGTTGTCTTACTAATTTACTAGAAGCAATTAAGCTTATAGTTCTTGGTGCTGCTAATCACAGGAAGCAGCGGGACTGTTGAAACTTGTGGAGACTTATCTCCTTATTTAAACAAATCAAATAATTCTGGCTTCTCTTTGTCTTCCATAACAGTCCCAGACCTACTGCCTGTGACTATGCTATTCTTATAGGCTGTACTTGAAGCTGCTTTGTGCTTCTTATTAGTTACTTCACAGTAAACAACCTCACCAAAATACTTGGCTGAGTTACGAGAGAAGTTCTGTGTCCCAGCTGTAGGAACAATCTTCTCCTTACCGTCTACCATAGTTACTCCAGTCTCATGCGATATACACACCACATTATACGGCGCATTCTGGACATAAGATAGAAAGTTATCTAACACATTGCCAAGCTTAGCCCAGTCGTCAAACTCAAACTTGTAGTCATCCGGTTTATTTCTTGCTATGTTAGCTTTAGCAGAGGAAGTTAGCTGAGTTATTGAATCAAATACTACTGCTTGATCCTGTCTCAGCTCGTTAAGACACACTCTGGTGACTTCCTTGCCTTCCTTAGCTGTCTTTGTTTTTATGTCAAAGCATTTAACACAGTTAACTTTACCGTGCTCTTCGCATATCCAAACCTCTGCGCCTTTAATAACTTTGAGGCAGGTCTCTACTGCAATCGGATACCCTTTAGTATCTGGTATCGCAAGCATTTCAATATTAGCTTTGTCTTCAGGGGGCAATTTAAATAGTGTATCTCTGCCATTCTCCAAATCAAACCAGATCAGTTCCTTATGTTTAGCTAGACCGCCAACAAGCTCAGTCTTACCCGACTTAGGTGGCCCATATACAAGAACCCTTTTAGTCTTGGCTGCTTCCATATCTGTCATCTTAGCCATTACAGTAACTCCTCTAGCGGTATCTCAAAACTGTAGTCTGTATCTTCTGTCATATCACACTCTCTTAGCGGCTTCATTAAACCCTCTGTATCTAACTGGCATAGATCCATATACTCACAAGGTCTGCCGAAATCTACACAGGCGGAACCTTGCATCGGCCATATACCATAGTTACCTTCTTGCTGCACCAGTCTCTCAACTGTCTGCACATCCCACATACGATCTCGCAACCACAGCGCTCTCTGGTGCATAGTCTTAGGGAACTCAAACTCTTCGTATCTCTCTAGCTTAGTCATATAGATTTTATATAACACTTCATAAGCAGAAGAATCAGGCGCTATTTTATCCAATACTACAGAATAGCCTAGTGCCTGAGCTGAATTCTTATACTGATAATGGTTAACCCAAGTGCCGGAGCTAGATTTAATCTCTAAAACTACCAGCTCTCCAGTCATAATGTTTCGTAATACAATATCCATAAAGCCACGGTAAGTATGGGTAGTTAGCTCACCGGGTAGCGAGAGTCTGAAACTTAACTCAATCGCATGCTTACCATGCCAAGATGCTACCTCATACTCAGACATATCTCCATCTTCTAGTGCAGAGCCAAGTATGTTAATAGCTTGAACTAATAATGCGAAAGACTTTTTCTGTTTCGGATTCTCGTCTAAGAACTCTACATCCCACTCTAAGAACGCAGCAAATATAGCTTTAGTCTTATCTCGATGAAGAAAGTACTCTGCAATGCCTACACCTAAAGCAGAGCCAAATGCGAAAGTTACATTGGTTGACTGGTCTAAGGTCTTGGAAGTATTAAGGCATTTAAGCTGGTACTTTCTTGGGCACTTATGGAGTAAGTTAGAGGAGGAATAAGATGTTCTTGTGTATCTTGGATCAATCTCCCCTTTGTCTAAGCACAATAGAGGTGAGTACGAAGCTTTCTCGGCTTCTGTATATGGAGTATCTAGAAGATCTATAATGTCGAGGCTGCTATCTAAATCGGACATTTGCGTGCCCCTCCGAAACTTGATGACTTGGAGGTTTTAGGTGACTGCTTCTCCTCTGCATCCTTCCGCAGCTTCAGCTCTTTGTGAATCCAAGCTAGTGCTAGGTCTCCCGCTGTCATAGGCTCCCAAGCTGGGCACCCGTTTTTATTTAAAGTAACTGTGTCCTCATCTGCCTCAGGTACGAAGCTGCCCCCTAAGTCTCCATAGATGTCATCAAATATCTCTAGCATAAGATCTGGATCACTCATCTGACTTCTCCTTATTTATCTCAAATATAGCATACGCAAACGCTAGATCCCCCTTAGTCATAGGAGGGTAGTAAGGGTCTCCATTCTTGTATAAGACTATGACAGGCTCATCGCCAGTTCCGTATTCAGGCTCTTCCACAGCTAGAGAGAACCTAGGATCGAACTCTCCATATATGTAGGTAAACAGGCGTTCCATCTCACCGCTATCTGCGCTACTCATCTGACTTCTCCTGCTCTGCTTCTGCGTCAGTTATTAATGCCAGTGCTTTAACTAGGCAAGGCTTACACATTAGCAGGCCCATATCATCTTGATCTAGTCCATCACCAACTAATACCAAATGATCTCCCGGGTTTTTATGCTTCTGGCAGGTGCCGCATACGGCTACGTTACAAATAGTCAATAGTGCCATTCCCATATCTACTTACCTCTTTATTTACTTAACTTAATTGCTGTAGCAAATGCTACCTCTAACCAGCTTGGATGAACTTTAAATGCTGTTTGTAATCTACTGAATTCGTAAGCTAGACTAGATTCTGCATGTCTCCCTTCGCAGCCTCCGCAGTAATCTCTTATTCTTGCCTGGCTTAACTCTCCCCAGTAAGCACCACAGAGACATACATCAGGGCCGGAAAGGTCTGGCTTAAATCTCCCAAGTTCCGTATCTTCACACTGCCCAATTAGATTCTTGCCTAAAGACTTAGCCTTTTTCATGTAATCTATATACATATTATGGCGATCATTAAGGTAGAACAGAGCGAATAGCACTAAGTCAGCCTCTCTCTCTGCAAGAGTTCTCTCACCTACTAGGTATTGCGGAAGAGTTTTTGCTGCCCTTGATTTGGCAGGGAACTGGGTACCGCAGGAATCACAAGAGGTTCCGCTATAGGTCTGCTGCTGTGTAGGTTTTCTTTTTAGCTCTTGTAGCTTTCTTTTTAGTTTTAGCTGTAGTGATTGTGACATCTGAGTGAACCTCTAACCCTTTAACAATTCCTGCTATCTCTTCCGGCTCTAAGATAGTGACAATCTCAGGCTCCTCTCTTAATACTTTATGTATATCAGATAAGATATTAGCAAAATTCGGCAAAGATTGATCCAGAGCTTCTTGTAACTCTGCCATTTGGGTTCTTACTTTGTCTAACTGGAACTGATTAATTTCTGTGCTCATACTTTTCTCTCCTATTTAAACTTCTCTAACTTAAATCACTTTGCTTTATAAGTAAACTTAGAAGGTATACTGTCTTTCCATTCAATACGAATAAATAGCAATGTACCCACTGAGTTGTACCTAATAACATAACTCTGCCCTCTCTCTACCGCTTTGAATCTGTATAAAGAATCTCTTGCAGACTCTCTACGTAACGCTTGTAACAGAGACTTATGAGATTCTCTTGGTAACTCAAGCTGTAAGAACTCTTTAGTCTTTAGATCATTCCAGAGTTTCTCATATTTTCTTTCTTCTGACTCTGGCGCTGACATATTAAGCTCTCTATCTAAATCATTTAGGTTTGGGGCATAAGAAAGCCCTACACATTTTACCGCATAGGGCTT